GTGGATATTGATGAGTATTGCGAAAAATACATAACAGATCAGGTGAAAACGTTATCTCAACAAGAGATGAAAAAAAATCTGAAGGAGATGAAAAATCTGGCAGTCGCAGGGAAACTGGATTTCAATGACATTGTAACTGATATGAAACGTCAGGAAGACGAAGGAAAACGAGTCCTAAAAGACGTTACAAAAATGCATGGTGCGGCGCAGAAATTAAATGACTTCGTACAATCGTGTGACCCAGATTCAACGGAATTGATTCAAATTCCAAACGATATCTCTAATTCAATTTATGATCTATTTGGTATTGAACTAGTAAAATAATATGTGAAGTTCTTCGATGGTATGGAAGGTATTACATAAAAGAACCCAATGCTTATTGGGTTCTTTTTTTCTCTATCAGTGCTATTAGCAGGGAGAGATATCACCGGAGTTTAATGTGTGATTTTTATTTATCGTCGAACCTGGATTGTTTATCATTGGCCTTAACAAAGCTAACGGCTAATAAGATTATTTCCATCACTTCGTGAGAGCTTCATGCCTTGAGAGGATCTCAATTTTCTTTTGCAATGAGACAGGCGCTTCCTGTTGTTATGGTATAGTACCCCGCTATTGAGCCTCCTGAACAGTGATGCTGAATAACATAACCCCATGATATATCGATAAAATAATCTCTACATTTGAAAATGCACGGTAATTCTGAAATGCAAAAAATCAACCAAACCAGCGCAATGCCTGAAAAAACTGACGTTCACTGGAGTGGTCGGTTTAGCGTTGCACCAATGCTCGATAGGATGTATCGTTTTTGAAAAACAATTGGTTATGTGTTTTGTGGGAGCCTATTGGGAACCTATCAAAAGATTTTTTGTCATAGCAGTGTGAGATGCAAAACACTGTGATGGTCGCTTTGTTGACATCGCAACTTCTGCAGGTATAATTCGCCACCAATTTGTAACCTGTGTATATGTACAGTTCTTTGCTGGTTATAAACACAGTGAATTGCTCTTGCAATCTTCCAAAATTTTTTTGTTCGTGCTAGGTTGAGATAACAGTGATGATACTGTTTGCACATTCAGTGTAATGAGGAGGGTGGTTATGTACAGCCCGGTACAAATAGCCAATAAATTCATAACGTTGGGAAACCAACATCATAATCCTCTGACCCACATGCAACTGCAGAAGCTTACTTATATTGCACATGGTTACTATTTAGCATTAACAGGTAAGCCTTTGCTCAATGAATGTGTCTCCGCGTGGAAGTACGGTCCAGTTATTCCTGGAATGTACGATGCTTTCAAAGATTATGGGAATAAACCTGTTACGAATGTAGCAGTAGCTCCTTTTGGTGGCATTGTTACTATGGATCCACAAGCAGAGAGCATTATAGGGGCTGTTTATAAATTTTACGGCTCGAAAAATGGAATTGAGTTATCAACTCTAACTCATATGCCTGGTACGCCTTGGTCACAAGCTTATAATGGTATTGGCTCGTCAATCATCTCAAATGATGCGATCAAGGCTTATTATCATGATTTATTGAATAACCGACAGCAATGTCAGGGCCTCTGAAAAAGTAATATTCAGGGATGACATGTCTCACAATTCAGATATCTATAAACTTATCGGAGCGGCCGCAGGTGTTGAAAATGGTCGCTCTGAAGCATCCTTAAACTCTACTGACAGTCAAGAACAGATTTTTAAATCTGCATTTGAGCCGTCTAATCATGAGAGCGACGATGATTCTTCTTCAGAAAATAAAGCTATTCTGGAGGCAGAAGAGTTTGGTTCTAATACTGGTGCATTGCATGAGTTTATGCAGCAGAACAGAATGGACAGTCTTCAAGCTCAGCTTGATATGCTCAAATCACAAGTACGGGATAAGATAGCTGACGCAACTGGTAAAGAAATAGACAATGAGCTTCGGACAAAAATGGCCTCATTCACGGTTTGGTTTATGTCGTGTTGGTGCTTATTCGTTGTCGCAATGTTTACATCGTTTCTTATTGCACATGAAGGAAAGCCTCCAGTTGAAGCGATCGTTGCATTACTAGGTACAAGTACAATTAGTATTGTTGGTTTGGTTGGTTTCGTTGTTAGTGGATTGTTCAAATCAAGAAAAGATAGTGATAAAGAAAAATAACCCGTACATATACGGGTTATCCATAGTTTTAGTTTAGTTATATTTTTGTTTTTCCGTTCTGACTTTTTCCCACTCAGCTCGCCCTTCTTCCCGTCTTTTGTCAATATATTCCGCAAGATCCTGAATATTGATGCAACGTTTTGCTTTTTGTGATGTGCCGATGCGATATGTTGGAACGGGCAACTTACAAGCGTTTGCTTTTGCTTCTGCCGTGGCTGGACTCATGCCAAAGTACTTTTGGCTAACTGCTGAGAGTTCAATGTTAGGGGTATTGAATTCAGCCATCAGTAAAAACAAGGTGTTCATAATTTTCTCCATCAAAACCGACTGCACCCGGGAAAATCATAATTCTGTGCTGGTGGCAGAAATTAATTTCTGCCAGATAGCGGAAACATATTTTGCCTGATGACGGGCATCGGCCAGGGCGTTGTGCCGTTCGCCATCGAAAGGCATGTCCATTTTGGGGTCGAATCCGATGGAACGCCCAAGCGTAACGATCGTGCGTACATCGTGGTCATTCCAGTATGCCCACGGGCAGATTTGTCCTGCTCGCTCGTAAGCTCCACGTAAAATTACGTTGTCGAAGGTGGCCCCGTTACCCCAGACTTTTAAATATTTCGTATTGTCTGCGTGCCGGTTAATGAAATGGTTTAGTTCTGAGAGAGCATCGCTGATCGACAAAGTATCATCAATACAGATTGCAGCTCGCGCTTCAGGGCTTTGTTTCAACCACCACAGGATGGTATCGCCGTCAGGTGTAGCTCCTTGCTTCATAGCACTGTCTAGGCTGACAACCGCATAGAATTCTTGTCCGATGTCTCCGGTTTCTGGAGTGAAGAACACCGCGCCAATGGAAACGATCGGTGCATCCTTATTTTTCCCCATCGTCTCAAGGTCGATCATTAAGTTGTTCATCACTTCACCTCCTGCGGCGGTTCCGGTAGCGGCATCCAGTGAGTTGCTTGCTCAATACCATTACCCGGCTTAATCGTTGCATCTCCGCGCCGAAAGGTGCTTCCGGTATAGCGTGCGGCGCATATTAGCGGTTCAACCAGAGAGCTATCGAAATTCACCGAAATAAGCACGTTCTGGCCCTTTTCAGGCATTCGCTCACTACAGCTTATCCAACCATCCGGAGTTACCTGATAGTTGCCATTTATATCGAAGTTTGGCTCTGCGTCCTGAACCAGGAGGATGTAACCATTCTTGGCAGTATCAAGTTCTGACGCCTCGGTGACGGTGCCGAAATAGCGATTACCTAAATCAGCATCACAAGTACTTACATCAATGGAAACTTCCATGCCTTCGATTAATTCTGGCAAGTTGTAAGCTTGGCTTACAGGTTCGGCTTCCAGTTCTGCTATGCGCTTTTTTGCTGCTTCCAGCTCAACGCGCAGCTTCCCTACCGTTAGCGCAATATCCTCGTTCTCCTGGTCGCGGCGTTTGATGTATTGCTGGTTTCTTTCCCGTTCATCCAGCAGTGCCAGCGCAACATTTGGATTAAAAGCAGCAATAAATTCAGCGTTTGCATAAGCCTGAACATCTGTTTCAACCAGGCAGTTAACATGACATTCCGCAATCACACCACCGGGTTCTCCTTTCCATTTTTGACAAACAAAAACTCCTGTTAAATTGCCGTGCTGGTTAACAGATGTATGCCCTACGATGTAGCTTCCTTTAGTTGCTTTCTCTGCCTTTTCACGCAGTGCCTGATAGTCAATCTTGTTCACTGCTTGCCTCCTTTACGCCACATCGCATTCAGATATTTGTTGTCATTAACAGAACCGAAACTATTTCTCTTAAGCAATTCCTCTCTCGATGGCATTGGCTTTACGCGTTGGCGAATAATCATTTCTGCTGGAAGAATGCCGGGATTGTATGCAAGTCCTCTCATGGTAAATTCCTCAGTCATTACTGATAGCGCCATAGCGTGAGCGGTAATTACGCAGGCGAGGGTCAATTTCAGGGAAGTGGGTATATGTGGCTTTGCGGAATGGTCGGATTGATGTCTGGTAAATTCGCTCGCGTTCTTCTTTCTCTGCAAGCCATATACAATGGCGAAATTCCTTTTCCTCTTTCGTTTCCTGCGGTAGCGACATTATCAGGTCGTAGTTTTTTCTGAATTTATCCAGCACCTCCGATACGGAATTGCCGGAACAGCGGCGCGGGTCATCCGCACCATACAGAGGCGCTGGCATAATGGGAGCCTTATTTTCAGTAATCAGAAAGGAGGGTAATCGTTCTGGCTGTAACCATAATCATCTGCATGATTCTGGCTTACGTTTTTAGAGCGATTGTCTTTATCTTTGAGGCTGGCAACCATGTTGGCGATAGTTTCTGGTTGCTTGCCTTCCGCCTTTTCTTTAAGGGTTTGACCTGTTTGTGCAATAAACGGGATGCGTATTTCCATCTGGTAGCTGTCTGCGCCAGTCTTTTTGTTTGTGGTTAATACTTTCTGGAGCACTAACCCGATTTTCTTTCCATGAAATTCAGGCGCAACAAATTTACTGGCGGAAACCATATGTTGCGTTAATTGTCCAATACCGGCACACCCCATCATGGCGTGAACGACATTTGCGCCAAATTTGTTTTCCGTTCCGTCATTTTTCTGAACACAGACGCTAAGATATTGGATTTTACGTCCGTCGTCGGATTCGCCAGAAAACTCAATAAATTTTGCGCCTTTTTCTGATTGCTTGAGTTCTGCTTCAGTAATGGTAATGATATGAGCGCCAGTTTCGTTAATAAAACCACCTTGCCCTGCGGTCAGTGCTGCTTCTTCGTTATAAGTAAAAATCACGTTGCTCATGCTGCGTTTTCCTTAATTTGATGAACATTATTGATGCCGTAGTAATCACAAACAGTGGCATCGACGAAAGAGAGATCGTTATCAATCTCATTGGAGTCAAACATTCCCATTGGGGATTTAACAGTGTCTGCACCGTTGTTTTTTGTGGTGAAAAAGAACTGGTCATCACGGGTAAGGGTGCGAAGAACTATAGTAAACATGCCTTCGACAGTGATTTTCTCGTCCAGCATTTTGCCGATAGTTTTCATTTTCACGCGCCCCATAGGGGTTTCTTCGGTGTGTGCAAGAAAATAGACTCTCAGGTCATCAGGTGCATCCTGTGCAGCCTTAATCACCTCCCATGCGTGGCGGCCTATCTCAGTAAATTTATCAAACGATTTTTCTTCTGAGCGGCGCATAAACTCATTGCTCATCACATACTGGAAGTCATCAACAATAACGATTCTTTTCCCGTATTCGTGAGCACGCTTAATTACGGCAACTATTACGTCCCATTTGTCAGTGGTAACTACGGTTCCTTTTTTTGCTCTGGCATCCCATGCAAGCCAGTCTTTTGATTTAAATGGTAGCGGCTTGCCTATTGGTTTTATAAGTATTGCTTCCTCTGGATTGATATTTCTCATGCTGGTTGATTTTCCGGTGCCAGATTCACCGAGTATTAATGTCGCAGTTCCCATAATTTGCCTCAGAATGGTAATTCGGATGGGACGGAAAGAAACTCGCGCTCATTCATGCGCTCTCTTTGAGCCTGCCATAAACAAAGTTGTTTCTTTGATTTATCTCCCGCTTTACGCCAGTAACGAGCCTCAGCAATGTGATATTCTCTTTTTAATCGACTTAATTCTGGAGTTTTCGCCAGTTCTACCGGAATCATTTTGACCTCCATTTTCTGTAGGCTTCGATGGCCTCACGAAACATCTTTTCATCGCCAATAAAAGTGGCGATAGTGAATTTAGTCTGGATAGCCATAAGTGTTTGATCCATTTTTTGGGACTCCTGGCTGATTAAGTATGTCGATAAGGCGTTTCCATCCGTCACGTAATTTACGGATGATTCGTTCAAGTAAAGATTCGGAAGGGCAGCCAGCAACAGGCCACCCTGCAATGGCATATTGCATGGTGTGCTCCTTATTTATACATAACGAAAAACGCCTCGAGTGAAGCGTTATTGGTATGCGGTAACGCCGCGTTCAGGCGGCCTTGATAGTCATATCATCTGAATCAAATATTCCTGATGTATCGATATCGGTAATTCTTATTCCTTCGCTACCATCCATTGGAGGCCATCCTTCCTGACCATTTCCATCATTCCAGTCGAACTCACACATAACACCATATGTATTTAAGTCGCTTGAAATTGCTATAAGCAGAGCATGTTGCGCCAGCATGGTTAATACAGCATTTAATACAGAGCCGTGTTTATTGAGTCGGTATTCAGAGTCTGACCAGAAATTATTAATCTGGTGAAGTTTTTCCTCTGTCATTACGTCATGGTCGATTTCAATTTCTATTGATGCTTTCCAGTCGTAATCAATGATGTATTTTTTGATGTTTGACATCTATTCATATCCTCACAGATAAAAAATCGCCCTCACATTGGAGGGCAAAGAAGATTTCCAATAATCAGAACAAGTCGGCTCCTGTTTAGTTACGAGCGACATTGCTCAGTGTATTCACTCGTTGGAATGAATACACAGTGCTTACTCGTACTAATAAAATACCCAATTTTCTGTTTCTTGGTTGTGCCCAAAGTTATATTCAATATCTGGTGTTGATGTATCAATATTTTTCATCCCATCAACAAGAGTTGATACAACAGCCAAATCTTGTTTTATTCTCATTAAATGGTATTTCTTCCGGCGCAATAAACTTTCAATAGCAAGTTTCTTCGTTGGGAATGCAAAAGATCTTTCTGCATTTTTTGCTACTTTCTTAATTGCATATCTATTTCTCTTTTGTTTCCATTCCTGTAACCACTGATTTGGTGCTGGTTTAAAATTAACAATCCAATGCGCAGGAACCAACCATGCATAATGCTCTGTCTGATGAAAAGCTATATATTGAAGTGCGAATATTTTGATTCCATCTTCTTCAACTGTCGCCTGGAATCTCCAGAAAACAGGCATTCCATCATGTTCAGTTTCTGATTCAGGAAAAGGTACGCTCCATGATTTTGTCATATCTCACCTCAAATAAGTGGTTTGCTGTCTAATTTCATTTTCTGGAGACCAACACAAGTCACACCCATTTCACTGCGTGGCTTGCGGTAGTAAAGATTGTGCCTGTCTTTTAACCACATCAGGCTCGGTGGTTCTCGTGTACCCCTACAGCGAGAAAAAGAGTAAAATCCTCTTACCCCTACAGTAAGAGAGTAATTTATATGGATGTGTTATCTGGTATAACTGCCGCGAAACAGGCTTATGATCTGCTGAAGACAATAAAAGAAACCAGAGACGATGCTGTTATCGCTAAAGCTATTGGTGATCTACACCAAAGAATAACTGACTTACAGATGCTTAATGCGGAGCTCTCTGGCCTTTATCAGGCCGAGAAGGAGATCGCAATGAAGCTTCGAGATGAAAATAGAAAAATCAAGATGTTTGTTGTGCAAGCTGAGAATTATGAACTTCATACAACTGAAGGTGGTTCTGTCGTGTATCGACCTAAGAGTCATTCCGATCCTTCTATTCAGCAGCATAACCTTTGTGCACATTGCTTCGGCGAACATAAAATATCGATACTTCAACCAAGCACGGTTACTATAAAATCTAATGGGTTCTTTGTGCATTCATGTCCTCGCTGTAAGAATGAATACCGGATGTATAGAGCGCCAGACCCTAAGCCTGTATATGTACCGCCGCTGACAAATTATTAATTTTATTCCTGAAATGGCCTCTTCACCCCCTTACTTTGTCAGGGGGATATCTCCTTCAGTTTTGACCATTCGCCTTAATACTTTCCTTAAGTCGATGTAAAGTTGAAGGTCTCCATTTGCTGCGGCATCAGCCATTTTTTGCCTGACAAGCAGTAATGTTTCATACGGCTCAATAAGAATATCGTCATGAGTAATTAGGTGAAGCGTTGCCGCATCAACTATTCCTAGAGCTGCGCCAAGTATCAAAAATTCCCTGCTATTTTTGTCGCATGAGGAGATAAGCGTATTTAGCGCATACCTAATATTCTTTATAGCTGTTGTTAATGCTGCAATTTCTTCTATGGCGTCTTCTCCAATGAGCTTTTTAAGCTCATATTTTTCTTCCTGACCCATAATTACCTCGCCGTCAGTTGTTTTGATTTCCGGTAGCCTGCCGCGTAAAGAGCTACGTTTGGAAGACAAGTTGAACCTTCATATTTTCTGATCAACGTTGTCAGAGTTATAACTTCTGCTCTCATTGCTGGTTTGCGCTTGCATTGCAAGACCACTCGTGAGGTGGTTGGCCTGTGTAGCTTGTCGGAGCTAATCGCCTCCTGACTTTGCAGGTTTGCGCGACGAGCTCTACGGCGAGAAGCTGCGGTGCCTTTAAATTCTGTTTTTCTGGACATAGATTCCTCCCGAATAAACTTTGGTGATGCAATCTCGAAGCTCCTCCTGAGACGGTTGCTTCGGCATTGCATCCCACAGCTCATGTGGTTGGGTGATCTGGCTTTTCAGCCACGTAGTCGAGAGTTCGACGTTGTTTAAAGAGCCTGCCAGTCTGTTCCGTTTGGCTTCCAGCGTCCTGCTGATGGTGATAATAATGAACTATTGGTTCGATATAATCAATAACCATAAGTACGAAATTTTATTGTTCATTCGTTTTCTCGAGATATGGTTTTGATATATAAGGTATTTTATTTTTGTAAATGTTGAGGGTGAAGGTGATAGGGCAGGGATCAGGGTTGCACTGTTTAGCAAGTTGTATCTATTTATTTTTCAACAAATACAATCGATTATGTATTTTTAGGTGGGCGATCGAGAGGAAAAGAAAACCCGGCTCGGTGGCCGGGTTAAATTGCTTGCTTAGCAAACTTTACTATTGATGCTTCATCCTGATGCTCTACGTGATTTATACCTTTCTCATCGAATGTCTTACGAATCTCACTCATCGCTTTTACCTCAAGCTCACTTGGCTGGCGAGGTGCATCTATCGTAAATAACACATTTGAGACAGATAAAATTTTTTCACTGGCGGCGCGCAGAATTTTGGCCGTCCAAGAGTCGCAGTGCTCCAACATTTTCTCAGGCTTGTCCTGAGTGAATGTTAGGGGTTTGATAGCACATAAAATCTCTCCATCGTGACGGGCAACAAATGGTACAGAAAACCGCGTTAGTTCACCACCAAGCATTTCCTTTTTAAAGGCGTTCCTGAGTTCGTTATAATGAGAGAAACGATGCTTAAGCTCTCTCGTCAGGATGGTCTCACGAGATTCTTTTGTTATTTCTGAATGATGTACAAACTTATTAAAAAGTATGTGCATCATGTCTTGTGGACAAGCAGACATTGCAACTCTTGCAGAGCTAAAATGAATGATTGACTCTTTCCTGCCAATTAAGTAGTTGAAAAAATTTGCTAATTTTTCAGGAGAATTGAATTTATAACTTTGCTCTTGAGCAAATTTTAGCTCTCTTGCAATTGCATCCCTCGCGTGAGGGAAAATGATTTCATCCTGAAAAAAGTTTTTTACTCTGGCATTGTTGCTTTGGGTCAGTTTAAAGCAAAACTGACCTAATTTCGGGGCACAAAGAACCACACCGACATTAGCAAACTCTTCGGTTTCTGCATATGGAGCATATCTAATAATGCTATACAGGCATGGTGTGGTCATTTGATGTTACTCCAAAACTCTCTGTCGTGCACTCTGTTCAGGCAGTTCATTATCTCATTCAGCATTAGCCTTCGTTCTTCATCGGTTGAAAACCACTCATCCGGAAGCTGATTAAATTTCTCCTCTACTGAACTAATAGCATCATTTGCAAGATCCATCAGTTCGGGTTCGTCGAGCATGTCGAAAACCCACGGTCTTCCATTCGGCGAATACACATGGACATCATACTCATGAGATCTTGTATCCTGCGCGAACGCCAGATTATGGTCAATCAGGTAATACCTATTGTTAAATGCATCGTAAATTATGTTTACATTACCACCAATGTCAGTCAATGATCTGTCTGCGTTGTTTATCCAGCGGTCAAAGAAGAATATTTTCTTTTGTTCCTGAATGGTTACAGCACTCCTTGCTTGTTGAATATTTATGATTGATGCATTTTCAATAAAGCGGGTAGCAAATGCAGGTCCAGGCAAAAGCTCACCACGCAAGTCAGGCATGAACTCGATTAACCCACAATCAACATCAACAATGCAAAAATCAGGACATGGCAGACCTATCTGTTTTGCTAGATGGGCGGCAATAAATTCTGCTACAAGCTCTTTTTGGCGAAGTTTTGGCCTTCCTTTAACTATGTAAGCCAGCCCATCTTGGCAAGTACAAAGGAATGGCTTGGTCATACCATCATTCATGCGCCTAGTATAGGCTATAACCTGTAGATAGTTATTTTGCAAAACCTATTTTTCCTAGATATAGGCACCAAACATAGATGTTTGAAAACTAATTCACGACCCAAACGTCTTTTTAGGCCACTGACTATCAGCTATGTGACGATGAAGTCACGAACTTTTCAGCCACTCCCTTGCCTCGATGTCATCCAGATGGCGAGATTGCTTCAGAATACCAGCCACATACTCCACCTTTGCTACTTGATGATAAGGCAACGTTATTGGCCTGTGGTCTTGGTTGATGCTTGTAAATTGGTATTCTCCATCTCTGTCATAGCCAAGAACCTTAATCATGTTGTGTCCTTCAACGGTTCTGACAAACACCTCATCACCCGGGAATACTTTGGTGTTAGGCTCAATGAGTACATATTCTCCTGATTTTATTCTAGGCCACATGCTGTCTCCTTTCACACGAAGACCAAAGGCATCTGGATCATCGCTATAAATCTTGAGCCACCCATCGCGCTCTTCGGTCATCTCGATGGCACCATCAACACCAAGAATTGCCTCACCAACCACGCGCACTAACCCTTTTTTTAATTTGCCAACAAATGAAAGAGTATCTTCATCATTCGCTCCATTTAACGAAGTGCCGTGCTGAAGCCAAACAACATCAACGTTTAGAAATTTCGCAAGCGCATTCATTTTTTCCTGACGCGGTAAAGACTCAGCATTAAACCATTTGCTAACGCCTTTGGACGAAAGAGAAAGGGCACGGGCTATGGCCATTCCCCTACCATGTTCATCAAGACCAGCTTCTTTACAGGCTTGCGCTAGCCGCTGGGCGAATTCTTTGCGCACTTTTTCATTCTGAACCATGAGTACGATACTAAAGCACTTGCAAAAACTTTCAGTTCAACCATAATACGTACTGAAAGTACGAAAGAGGTATTCCTATGCAAAATCTTGATGAGCCGATTAAGAGTGTCGGCATCCCTGAAGTTGCGAAGGCTTGTGGAGTTAGCGAAAGGGCTGTCTATAAGTGGCTCAAAAACGGCTTCCTCCCTAAGACTGAGTTTTTTGGGAAAACGAAATACGCCTCAAAAATCGAAGAGATTTCTGGTGGCAAATATCAAGCAAGCGAATTGCTTGAAATAAGCAAAAAGAATCTTCTGGCAGCATAAGTAACCCCGCTCTTTGTAACAACGGACATTCGTCCTACGTCGCTGAAAAGCGAGTCCCAAGATATCTGACTAACTAAGGCCATATGCGTTTCCACGCATACCTTTCAACTATACCTTTCAACTAACTATTCACTATTGGAAATCTTAAGAAATGGAACAAACAAGTTACAGCAAACTATCACAGCGCGACGTTGATCGCGCAGAAACAGATTTACTCATCAACCTGTCAACGCTTACCCAGCGCGGTCTGGCAAAGATGATTGGCTGTCATGAATCGAAGATAAGCAGAACTGACTGGAGATTTATTGCTTCGGTCTTGTGTGCTTTCGGAATGGCATCAGACATCAGTCCGATTAGCAGGGCTTTTAAGTATGCGCTTGATGGACTCACCAATAAAAAACGCCCGGCGGCAACCGAGCGTTCTGAACAAATCCAGATGGAGTTCTGAGGTCATTACTGGATCTATCAACAGGAGTCATTATGACAAATACAGCAAAAATACTCAACTTCGGCAGAGGTAACTTTGCCGAACAGGAGCGTAATGTGGCAGATCTCGATGATGGTTACGCCAGACTATCAAATATGCTGCTTGAGGCTTATTCGGGCGCAGATCTGACCAAGCGACAGTTTAAAGTGCTGCTTGCCATTCTGCGTAAAACCTATGGGTGGAATAAACCAATGGACAGAATCACCGATTCTCAACTTAGCGAGATTACAAAGTTACCTGTCAAACGGTGCAATGAAGCCAAGTTAGAACTCGTCAGAATGAATATTATCAAGCAGCAAGGCGGCATGTTTGGACCAAATAAAAACATCTCAGAATGGTGTATCCCTCAAAACGAGGGAAAATCCCCTAAAACGAGGGATAAAACATCCCTCAAATTGGGGGATTGCTATCCCTCAAAACAAGGGGGCACAAAAGACACTATTACAAAAGAAAAAAGAAAAGATTATTCGTCCGAGAATTCTGGCGAATCCTCTGACCAGCCAGAAAACGATCTTTCTGTGGTTAAACCGGATGCTGCAATTCAGAGCGGCAGCAAGTGGGGAACAGCAGAAGACCTGACCGCCGCAGAGTGGATGTTTGACATGGTGAAGACCATCGCGCCATCAGCCAGAAAACCGAATTTTGCAGGGTGGGCTAACGATATCCGCCTGATGCGTGAACGTGACGGACGTAACCACCGCGACATGTGCGTGCTGTTCCGCTGGGCATGCCAGGACAACTTCTGGTCCGGTAACGTGCTTAGCCCGGCCAAACTCCGCGACAAGTGGACCCAGCTCGAAATCAACCGTAACAAGCAACAGGCAGGCGTGACAGCCAGCAAACCAAAACTCGACCTGACAAACACAGACTGGATTTACGGGGTGGATCTATGAAAAACATCGCCGCACAGATGGTTAACTTTGACCGTGAGCAGATGCGTCGGATCGCCAACAACATGCCGGAACAGTACGACGAAAAGCCGCAGGTACAGCAGGTAGCGCAGATCATCAACGGTGTGTTCAGCCAGTTACTGGCAACTTTCCCGGCGAGTCTGGCTAACCGTGACCAGAACGAACTGAACGAAATCCGCCGCCAGTGGGTTCTGGCTTTCCGGGAAAACGGGATCACCACAATGGAACAGGTTAACGCAGGAATGCGCGTAGCCCGTCGGCAGAATCGACCATTTCTGCCATCACCCGGGCAGTTTGTTGCATGGTGCCGGGAAGAAGCATCCGTTATCGCCGGACTGCCAAACGTCAGCGAGCTGGTTGATATGGTTTACGAGTATTGCCGGAAGCGAGGCCTGTATCCGGATGCGGAGTCTTATCCGTGGAAATCAAACGCGCACTACTGGCTGGTTACCAACCTGTATCAGAACATGCGGGCCAATGCGCTTACTGATGCGGAATTACGCCGTAAGGCCGCAGATGAGCTTGTCCATATGACTGCGAGAATTAACCGTGGTGAGGCGATCCCTGAACCAGTAAAACAACTTCCTGTCATGGGCGGTAGACCTCTAAATCGTGCACAGGCTCTGGCGAAGATCGCAGAAATCAAAGCTAAGTTCGGACTGAAAGGAGCAAGTGTATGACGGGCAAAGAGGCAATTATTCATTACCTGGGGACGCATAATAGCTTCTGTGCGCCGGACGTTGCCGCGCTAACAGGCGCAACAGTAACCAGCATAAATCAGGCCGCGGCTAAAATGGCACGGGCAGGTCTTCTGGTTATCGAAGGTAAGGTCTGGCGAACGGTGTATTACCGGTTTGCTACCAAGGAAGAACGGGAAGGAAAGATGAGCACGAACCTGATTTTTAAGGAGTGTCGCCAGAGTGCCGCGATGAAACGGGTATTGGCAGTATATGGAGTTAAAAGATGACCATCTACATCACTGAGCTTGTAACAGGCCTGCTGGTAATCGCAGGCCTTTTTATTTGGGGGAGAGTAAATCGTGGCTGAGTTTATGCTCGTCGCACTAAAATGCGTTGGCGTTGGATGGATTCTTCTGACGTTTTTTATTGTTCTGCATAGCTACATTCGTCTTGTGAATGACGGTAAAGACCCATGGTATACGTTGTTTGGCGCTACATTTGTCTGGGTGATTATCGGTGTTATGCCTGTCGCTGTAGCAAAAATGGCGTGGCGTTTTGTGAGTTAAGCGGAGGTAAACGTGGCTGACTGGCAAATTCCAATCATCATTCTTGCCGGAGCTTCGCTGGTTGCTGGCTTTATCCTGCTGAAGAAGCATAAAGACCGTGATCAAAAAGTCGAAGTTCTCTATGGGTATCCAGCGAACAGCACAACATGGCTGACCATTTACCACTACCGAAAATCAGGCCGCTGGGTATTCGAATGGGATGATCTGTTCGCTGAAAAGCGACCAAAGTCATGGGGAGACATCAGCGAATGCATGATGTTTGAAGAAAGAAAATCCGGCGCAACCCGAGAAGAGTTTAACGAAGCGTGGGCGCGATTAAGTGAGAGAGGGTATTTGTGAGCAAGTACGAAAAATTAGATCAAAACATTCTTTCAATGCTGAGTGAAAGACCAACACCTGTTTTTGATATCTGGCTTAAATGGCGGAGCAATGGAATGTATATCGAAACCATCGATCGTCGTATGCAATACCTGAGAAAGAAATGGCTTGTTGCAAATGTGCGTGGGAAGGGTTGGGTGAAAATTAACCTGTCATAACGGGGATTGATATGGACGAATCAAGAAAGCAGTTTGAAGAATACGTTGCCAAAAAATTGAGATTACCATTCGAGATGATAACCGAGGCAAGAAATGGTGATAGGTACTTCGCATTTTCAAGTATGGATATTCGTCACTCCTTAAATGAGTGGTGGGCTTTATGGCAGGCATCGCGAGCAGCTATTGAACTGGATATCGACTGGCCCGAATCGAATGACGACTTTTGGAAAGATGGTGAAGAAGGTGCTTATGCGATGGGTTATGAGGATGGGAGAGACAAAACGGTAATTGCAGTAATGAAAGCTATCAGAGCCGCTGGAATTAAAGAGAAGAATTTCGATGAAGCAAACAATCTTCCTCCGAACTAAGCAACAACAGCAAGCTGCAATAAATGCCATCCTCGCAACACCACTCGATAAAGACAAGCCAGTCACCATCCGCATTACTGACTACAAGCGCAACCTTGACCAGAACGCAAAATTTCACGCGATGCTGGCGGATATCGCTCGTCAGGTTCAATGGTGCGGCAAATGGTTAAAACCAGAACAATGGAAGGTTTTGTTGATCAGCGGTCATGCAGTGGCAACAAAACAGGAAGCTGATGTTTTGCCCGGGCTTGAAGGCGAATACGTCAACATTCGCGAAAGCAGCGCGCAGATGAGTGTGAAGCGTATGGCAAGTCTTATCGAGTACACAACAGCCTGGGCTATTGGTCATGGTGTCAGATTTACCGACAGGAGGTACGAATGAGACGACAGCGACGAAGTATCACCGACATCATCTGCGAAAACTGCAAATACCTTCCAACGAAACGCTCCAGAAATAAACGCAAGCCAATCCCAAAAGAATCTGACGTAAAAACCTTCAATTACACGGCTCACCTGTGGGATATCCGGTGGATAAGACATCGTGCGAGGAAATAAGGGGATTGACGCGATGATTTATCCGGGGCTATATTCCTCACACGCCAGCAAAATCTGGCGTCGGGATTGGCATCCCGGATAGAAACCGCGACAGATACACGCCGCGAGCGTGTTTTTTATTGTCGTATGCACGCGCACATCTGAATTATGGTGGGCTGTGTGGGGGCGGAGAGATCCGCGCCGGTCGGTTTCCCGGTTATGCCAACCCTGCACAGTTCACCACCAGATGATTGGCATCGTCGGTGGTGGGTTATTTAGAAACCACCAGAGGGCGTCATTATGACAACTCAAATCTCTGTTGAAACTCTCTCCCCGATCACCCATAACCAGATACCTGTTATTACCACTGAACTTTTGGCGCAGCTTTACGGCACAGAAGCGATTCGCATTCAGCAAAATCACGCCAGAAACGCTGAACGTTTTATTGAAGGTAAGCATTTTTATAAATTAGTGGGCGATGAGCTTAGAGGTATGAAGCACAGACTATCTTTAAGCGAGTCTGTGAAAATTGCCCGCAACGTTCGCTCTCTCATCCTCTGGACAGAACGCGGCGCAGCCCGTCACGCCAAAATGCTCGAAACCGATCAGGCGTGGGATGTGTTCGAAAAACTGGAAGACTGCTATTTCAGGCAGTGCAAGAAAAATACTGGCAAACAAGAGAAGAGCACCAACGAGCTTTCCGCAAAAGAAGCAAACAGCCTTGTATGGTTATGGGATTATGCCAACCGCTCACAGGCATTATTCCGCGAACTGTATCCGGCATTAAAACAAATTCAATCGAACTATTCCGGCAGATGCTACGACTACGGTCATGAGTTCTCGTATGTTATTGGAATGGCGAGAGACGTTTTAATCAACCACACACGAGATGTTGATATCAATGAGCCAGACGGACCAACAAATCTTTCCGCATGGATAAGGCTTAAGAACAAAGAATTACCTCCTTCACTGCATCGCTACTGACAATTGACAACTTAACAAACCCAGCTTCGGCTGGGTTTTTTATTGGTGAATTTTCAATATGAGAGGACATGACAATGAACGAGCTGATAAATAGCAATGTCATCAAAATGACTAGCATTGAAATCGCTGAGCTTACAGGTAAGCGTCATGACAATGTGAAACGTACCATCGAAACGCTGGCTAAAAATGGTGTTATCCGGCTTCCTCAAATTGAGGTTTCCGAAAGAATCAATAACTTAGGGTTCAATGTTCAGTACGAGCATTACGTCTTCGAAGGCGAACAAGGTAAGCGAGATAGTATTGTTGTTGTTGCCCAGTTGTCGCCAGAGTTCACCGCTCGTCTTGTTGACCGCTGGCGAGAGCTTGAAGAAGCTGCGGTTAATATCCCCAAAACGCTACCGGAAGCGTTGCGCCTTGCTGCTGATCTTGCTGAGCAGAAAATGCAACTGGAAAACCAGCTCGCAATTGCCGCACCTAAAGTTGAGTTTGCCGATCGCGTTGGCGAGGCCAGCGGAATTTTGATTGGAAACTTTGCAAAGGTTGTTGGAATTGGTCCGAACAAACTGTTTGCGTGGATGCGCGATCACAAAATCCTTATTGCTTCAGGTTCCCGGCGCAATGTGCCAATGCAGGAATATATGGATCGCGGCTATTTCGCAGTGAAAGAAACAGCGGTCAACACAAATCACGGAATACAGATATCGTTCACCACAAAAATCACCGGGCGTGGTCAACAGTGGCTGACCAGAAAGCTGCTCGATAACGGAATGCTGAAAGTAACCGGAGAGGCTGCTTAATGGTTAACCTACGCAAAGAAGCGCGCGGCAGAGAATGCCAGGTACGTATTTACGGCGTATGCAATGGTAATCCTGAAACTACAGTTCTGGCACATTACCGGATGGCTGGAATTTGCGGAACTGGAATGAAGCCTGACGACCTGATCGGCGCATGGGCTTGTAGCGCGTGTCACGATGAAATCGACCGACGCACAATGATTCTCGACAACAAAGACGCCAGACTTTACCACCTCGAAGGCGTGATCAGGACGCAGGCGATACTGCTGAAGGAGGGGAAGATTAAACCATGAACGAATATCAGTTTGTGCTTCCATATCCGCCGTCGCTGAACACCTACTGGCGAAGACGGGGAAGCCAATACTACATCAGCGATAAAGGCCAGAAATACCGAAAAGACGTTCAGCAAATCATCCGCCAACTCAAGTTAGACATTTTCACCAAATCACGACTCCGTATCAAAGTCATCGCAGACGTTCCAGACTCCCGCCGCCGCGACCTCGACAACATCCTGAAAGGTTTACTCGACTCCCTTATCCACGCCGGATTTGCGGAAGACGACGAGCAATTCGATGACATTCGCGTAATTCGTGGTGTGAAAGTACCAGGCGGACGGCTTGGAATAAAAATCACCGAACTGGAGAACGTATGAACGCCACAATTCAAACGATACCAGAGCTTCTTATCCAGACACGAGGCAATCAGACCGAAGTGGCGAGGATGCTTTCCTGCGCAAGAGGAACAGCGCTCAAGTACAACCGAGACAGCAAAGGCGAGCGTCACGTAATAGTTAACGGCGTCCTGATGGTCAAACAGGGCAAGAGGGGAAGACGATGAGACTCGAAAGCGTAGCTAAATTTCATTCGCCAAAAAGCCCGATGATGAGCGACTCACCACGGGCCACGGCTTCTGACTCTCTTTCCGGTACTGATGTGATGGCTGCTATGGGGATGGCGCAATCACAAGCCGGATTCGGAATGGCTGCATTCTGCGGTAAGCATGAACTCAGCCAGAACGACAAACAAAAGGCTATCAACTATCTGATGCAATTTGCACACAAGGTATCGGGGAAATACCGTGGTGTGGCAAAGCTTGAAGGAAATACTAAGGCAAAGGTACTGCAAGTGCTCGCAACATTCGCTTATGCGGATTATTGCCGTAGTGCCGCGACGCCGGGGGCAAGATGCAGAGATTGCCACGGTACAGGCCGCGCGGTTGATATAGCAAAAACAGAGCAGTGGGGGAGAGTTGTTGAGAAAGAGTGCGGAAGATGCAAAGGTGTCGGCTATTCAAGGATGCCAGCAAGCGCCGCATATCGCGCTGTAACGATGCTAATCCCAAACCTTACTCAACCCACCTGGTCACGCACTGTTAAGCCGCTGTATGACGCTCTGGTGGTGCAATGCCACAAGGAAGAGTCAATCGCAGACAATATCTTGAATGCGGTCACACGTTAGCAGCATGATTGCCACGGATGGCAACATATTAACGGCATGATATTGACTTTTTGAATAAAGTTGGGTAAATTTGACCCAGCGATGGGGTAATTCGCTCGTTGTGGTAGTGAGATAAAAAGAGGCGGCGCTTACTACCGATTCCGCCTAGTTGGTCACTTCGACGTATCGTCTGGAACTCCAACCATCGCAGGCTGAGAGGTCTGCAAATGCAATCCCGAAACAGTTCGCAGGTAATAGTTAGAGCCTGCATAACGGTTTCGGGATTTTTTATATCTGTGTAACAGGTAAGAGCATTCTCCCTTATGGGGCTTGGCTTAAATGCACCGAGTGCTCTTATCGTTGTGGCAGCACAACGATAGTTTTCGTCAGAGTTGGCGACTTTGCGGTTTTTTAGAAACTGACCACAAAGATAAATGCAAACGATGATGTTGTTCTGATGGCGGCGTAATAGCCTGTAAGTCAGCAAGGTCTTCCGACTCCTTGTAAACAAATTCGGCGCACTGGCCCGGTGTGATTAATAATGGGCACACAACAGGTAAGAGCATTGCGCGCCTGACGAGTCCATGAGGGACGAAACGCATTAGCGTCGCGCGGAGTATCCCCAGCCGGGGAATAACTGGATACCAGGGGAGACAACCCTAAGCGCATTTACGAATGTGTTTAGGGCGTGGGTCGGCAATGACTCCCTGTGCAGCCGACATCTGGCCCAGCAACATACAGTGCTCTTTCCGTTGTGCTGAATTAAGCGAATACCGGAAGCAGAACCGGATCACCAAATGCGTACAGGCGTCATCGCCGCCAAGCAACAGCACAACCCAAACTGAGCCGTAGCCACTGGCTATCCTGAATTCATCAGTGATAGTTACGCTGCGGCCTTCTACACATGATCTTCGTGAAAGCGGGCGGCAGGAGGCTGCGCTAACAACCTCCTGCCGTTTTGCCCGTGCATATCGGTCACGAACAAATCTGATTACTAAACACAGTAGCCTGGATTTGTTCTATCAGTAATCGACCTTATTCCTAATTAAATAGAGCAAATCCCCTTATTGGGGGTAAGACATGAAGATGCCAGAAAAACATGACCTGTTAGCCGCCATTCTCGCGGCAAAGGAACAAGGCATCGGGGCAATCCTTGCGTTTGCAATGGCGTACCTTCGCGGCAGATATAATGGCGGTGCGTTTACAAAAACAGTAATCGACGCAACGATGTGCGCCATTATCGCCTGGTTCATTCGTGACCTTCTCGACTTCGCAGGACTAAGTAGCAATCTCGCTTATATAACGAGCGTGTTCATCGGCTACATCGGCACTGACTCGATTGGTTCGCTTATCAAACGCTTCGCTGCTAAAAAAGCCGGAGTAGAAGATGGTGGAAATCAATAATCAACGTAAGGCGTTCCTCGATATGCTGGCGTGGTCAGAGGGAACTGATAACGGACGACAGAAAACCAGAAATCATGGTTATGACGTCATTGTTGGCGGAGAGCTATTCACTGATTACTCCGATCACCCTCGCAAACTTGTCACGCTAAACCCAAAACTCAAATCAACAGCAGCAGGGCGCTATCAGCTTCTTTCCCGTTGGTGGGATGCCTACCGCAAGCAGCTTGGCCTGAAAGACTTCTCTCCAAAAAGCCAGGACGCTGTGGCATTGCAGCAGATTAAAGAGCGTGGCGCTTTACCGATGATTGATCGCGGTGATATCCGTCAGGCAATCGACCGTTGCAGCAATATCTGGGCTTCACTGCCGGGGGCTGGTTATGGTCAGTTCGAGCATAAGGCTGACAGCCTGATTACAAAATTTAAAGAAGCGGGCGGAACGGTCAGAGAGATTGAGGTATGAGCAGAGTCACCGCGATTATTTCCGCTCTGGTTATCTGCATCATCGTTTGCCTGTCATGGGCTGTTAATCATTACCGTGATAACGCCATAGCCTACAAAGAGCAACGTGATAAAGCCACATCCACAATTGCTGACATGCAGAAGCGTCAACGTGATGTAGCAGAACTCGATGCCAGATACACAAAGGAGCTTGCTGATGCTAACGCGACTATCGAAAGTCTCCGTGCTGATGTTTCTGCTGGTCGTAAGCGCCTGCAAGTCGCCGCCACCTGTGCAAAGTCAACGACCGGAGCCAGCAGCATGGGCGATGGAGAAAGCCCAGGACTTACAGCAGATGCTGAACTCAATTATTACCGTCTCCGAAGTGGAATCGACAGGATAACCGCGCAGGTTAACTACTTGCAGGATTACATTAGGACGCAGTGCTTAAAATAATTTTAATTTCACTGAAATTTAACAAGTGACTTTCAGGAAAATGCCTCGCAGATGCGGGGCGTTTTTGTATAGGTATTTCACCGCGCACCGCAGCGCACAATAACCACCGAACCTGACCCTTTGGAATGGGCCTTTGAGGATACCAGTTAGTGCTGGCGAGCCTCGGTGGGCTGGTTTCCTGTGCGGCAAAGGTTCATTTCGAAGTAGCAGGTAACGCCATGAATGAATTAATTGTGAATCATGACTTTGACTTTCGCCAGTTAGTTACCGCAGCAGAAGGTCAACCGGTAACTGACACCTTCCAGATCGCAAAGGCATTTGGTAAGCGTCATGCGGACGTATTGAGGGCGCTGAAAAATTGTCATTGCTCTGAAGATTTCCGGAGAGCGCATTTTTGCGTTGCCGAAAAAATCAATGACTTAGGGATTTTTGACAAGAAACAGATTTACTACCGCATGGACTTTAGTGGCTTCGTTATGCTGGTCATGGGATTTAATGGCGCAAAAGCCGACGCTGTTAAAGAGGCCTATATAAATGCCTTTAACTGGATGTCTGCAGAACTCCGTAAGTACAGCGAAAGTTATGAAGCAGAACGCAACGCCATAATGCTGGAGTATATGAAAGAGAAGGATGTCGCCAGTATGTCTGGCCGCCTGCTCAATCGCTGGGGAAAAATTAAGAAGCCTCAGCTACTGGCGAGAATTGAACGCCTTGAACAGCACGGGCAAACCGTAATCCCCGGACTCACTAATTAACAGCAGTACAGCGAAACAACCCAAGCCAGTAAGTGGGGAAATAACACCGGCAGCCACTGAAAGATGAACCTCCTGCCTTATGGCAAAAAAGATTCTTTGTGGTGGCGGACTGATGGAAAGACATCCTAATTTCAGCCAAACATTGAAGGAGTTGTTATGTCAGCAGAAGGTTTCAATAACCCATCAAAATTCCGGGATGAGTGGGATAGCAGCGTAAAGAGTAAGTGATGCCATCACAAAAGCCATTCCCTACAGAGTGGCTTTGATAATGGCTTATACCCTACACGGGATAACTTAACTGATATCCCTTTTAAAGGATAAAGGTATTCAAGCCTGACACATCATGCGCTGTATCGTCACCGTATTCCCGTATTAACAGAGACCGTAGCCCGACGGGGAACTCCTTCTGCGCGAGTGTGCGGGAATAATCAAAAACGATGCACACCGGGGTTACCGGGTACACATATTTCATCATGCCAGCGAGTCCGGTTCTGGCACGGAAGAAACCGGACGTTATGATTTAGTGCGGAAATATTTGTGTAGTGTTCTGAATGTTCTCAGTAAAGAGTAATGAATTATCAAAGGTATAGTAATACCTTTTGTTTTCGTGGATATTTGTAATCCATCTGAAAACCCCTGCTGTAGCAAGATTTTTTCTGTATTCGTAAAATGATAACTCTCCTGATTTGAATCCTTTTAAGGTGGCTTCTATAAGGCATTTATTTTTTGAAAATCTTACATTTACAACCTTACCCTGTCCTTTTATTAAAACCGTATTATCGTTTTCAAGAACAAGATGAATATTCTCTGTGGCTAAATAGTAAATGTAATGTGAGACATTGTGACGTTTTAGTTCAGAATAAAACCAGTGATAGTTTAAATTATTTCGCACTTTATCGAATATTTGTTTAAAAATGGCAACCTGAGCCATTGTAGTACCTTCCATGTGATATGAGGGGCGTAGTCTGCACGATTATCTAAATTGCTTCAATCTGGTCTGATCTGTTTTCTGAGCAATTCAGTAATGTCACTCTTTTCTTTGTTTGCTTCAGGAGAAACTCTTTTTTCTGAGCACAGTCTCCGGCGGCAGGCTTCAATGACCCAGGCTGAGAAATTCCCGGACCCTTTTTGATCAAGAGCGATGTTAATTTGTTCAATCATTTGGTTAGGAAAGCGGATGTTGCGGGTTGTTGTTCTGCGGGTTCTGTTCTTCGTTGACATGAGGTTGTCCCGTATTCAGTGTCGCTGATTTGTATTGTCTGAAGTTGTTTTTACGTTAAGTTGATGCAGATCAATTAATACGATACCTGCGTCATAATTGATTATTTGACGTGGTTTGATGGCGTAGATGCACGTTGTGACATGTAGATGATAATTATTATCATTTTGCGGGTCCTTTCCGGCGATCCGACAGGTTACGGGGCGGCGACCTTGCGGATTTTCGCTATTTATGAAAATTTTCCGGGGAAAATCATGTCGGTACTTCTCGAACATAACTATTTGTTTTTTCTAATATCGAATCCGTAAAAGGTCCGACATGAAAACGCCTAAAAAAGTCATTTTCGGGCACTTTCATGTCGGCCCCTGTATTTATTGTGAGACTGTTTCATGAAGGTTAATAAAAAGAAACTTGCCGAAATTTTCAACGTGGATCCGCGAACGATTGAACGCTGGCAATCTCAGGGACTCCCTTGTGTCTCCGGAGGTGGTAAGGGCGTTGAATCTGTATTTGATACCGCCATGGCAATTCAGTGGTATGCGCAGAGGGAAGCTGATATCGAAAATGAAAAACTCCGTAAAGAGGTTGAGGGTTACAGGGCTGCCAGTGAGGCAGATCTCCAGCCTGGGACTATTGAGTACGAACGCCATCGACTTACGCGTGCGCAGGCCGACGCACAGGAGCTGAAGAATGCCAGAGACTCCGCAGAGGTGGTGGAAACCGCATTCTGTACTTTCGTGCTGTCACGGATCGCAGGTGAAATTGCCAGTATTCTTGACGGGATCCCTCTCTCGGTACAGCGGCGTTTTCCGGAACTGGAAAACCGACATGTTGATTTCCTGAAACGTAACCGGCTCATTTAAACCGTCTGGTCTGTTTCCTCCGGCTCTACAAAAATAATGTCCATCATTTTTAATGGACACTATCGTATGAAACACCGGACCTGGATCACTGAAGCTTTACGTCTTCACTTTGAAGAACATTTACCCCGGGTTGTGGCCGGGCGTCGCCTGGGTGTACCAAAATCAACAGTTTGTAGTATGTTCGTGCGCTTTCGGAGAGCTGGCCTTTCGTGGCCTTTGCCCGCAGGCATGTCGGAGCAGGAACTTGATGCCTGCCTTTACGGACAATTTTCCACGGTACCAGTCGTACGTCCTGAAAGCACCGTTATATCCGAAGCCCCCGTGGTAAAAAAACGTCCCCGGCGGCCCAACTTCCCTTATGAGTTTAAAATCGCCTTAGTGGAGCAGTCACTGCAGCCCGGAGCCTGTGTGGCGCAGATCGCCCGGGAAAACGGAATCAACGATAACCTGCTCTTTAACTGGCGGCATCTCTGGCGTAACGGCGGCCTGCAGCCGCCCGGCGAACATGAAACATCGCTACTTCCCGTGACGTTAACGCCGGAGCCGGATAATAAAATCCCGGCACCAGTGCAGATACCTGAACAGATAAATACACTGCCAGACAGTCTGTGCTGCGAGCTGGTTCTGCCGGCCGGAACTCTCAGGCTTAAAGGTAAACTGACGCCGGCGTTATTACAGACACTTATCCGCGAAATGAAAGGGAGCAGCCACTGATGATATCTCTCCCTGCCGGTTCGCGTATCTGGCTGGTTGCCGGTATCACCGACATGCGAAATGGTTTTAACGGCCTGGCATCAAAAGTTCAGAACGTCCTGAAGGATGACCCGTTCTCCGGACACCTGTTCATCTTCCGCGGACGCCGGGGTGACCAGATAAAAGTGTTGTGGGCTGACAGTGACGGACTGTGCCTCTTCACCAAACGCCTGGAGCGGGGCCGCTTCGTCTGGCCAGTCACCCGTGACGGCAAGGTGCACCTTACTCCGGCTCAGTTATCCATGCTTCTTGAAGGTATCAACTGGAAGCACCCGAAACGAACGGAACGCGCTGGAATCCGTATATAACCCGTTGTAAAGTGAGGATATGGACACCTCACTTGCTCATGAGAACGCCCGCCTGCGGGCACTGTTGCAGACGCAACAGGACACCATACGCCAGATGGCTGAATACAACCGCCTGCTCTCACAGCGGGTGGCGGCTTATGCTTCCGAAATCAACCGGCTGAAGGCGCTGGTTGCGAAACTGCAGCGTATGCAGTTCGGTAAAAGCTCAGAAAAACTTCGCGCAAAAACCGAACGGCAGATACAGGAAGCACAGGAGCGAATCAGCGCACTTCAGGAAGAAATGGCGGAAACGCTGGGTGAGCAATATGACCCGGTACTGCCATCCGCCCTGCGCCAGTCTTCAGCCCGTAAACCGTTACCGGCCTCACTTCCCCGTGAAACCCGGGTTATCCGGCCGGAAGAGGAATGCTGTCCGGCCTGTGGTGGTGAACTCAGTTCTCTGGGATGTGATGTGTCAGAGCAACTGGAGCTTATCAGCAGCGCCTTTAAGGTTATCGAAACACAACGTCCGAAACTGGCCTGTTGCCGGTGCGACCATATCGTGCAGGCACCAGTACCTTCAAAACCCATTGCACGCAGTTATGCCGGAGCGGGGCTCCTGGCCCATGTCGTCACCGGAAAATATGCAGACCATCTGCCGTTATACCGCCAGTCAGAGATATACCGCCGTCAGGGTGTGGAGCTGAGCCGCGCCACGCTGGGGCGCTGGACAGGTGCCGTTGCTGAACTACTGGAGCCGCTGTATGACGTCCTGCGCCAGTATGTGCTGATGCCCGGTAAAGTCCATGCTGATGATATCCCCGTCCCGGTCCAGGAGCCGGGCAGCGGTAAACCCCGGACAGCCCGGCTGTGGGTCTACGTCCGTGATGACCGTAACGCCGGTTCACAGATGCCCCCGGCGGTCTGGTTCGCGTACAGTCCGGACCGGAAAGGTATCCATCCACAAAATCACCTGGCCGGTTACAGCGGTGTGCTTCAGGCCGATGCTTACGGTGGTTACCGGGCGTTATACGAATCCGGCAGAATAACGGAAGCCGCGTGTATGGCTCATGCCCGGAGAAAAATCCACGATGTGCATGCAAGAGCGCCCACCGACATCACCACGGAAGCCCTGCAGCGTATCGGTGAACTGTATGCCATCGAGGCAGAGGTCCGGGGCTGTTCAGCAGAACAGCGTCTGGCGGCAAGAAAAACCAGAGCCGCGCCACTGATGCAGTCACTGTATGACTGGATACAGCAACAGATGAAAACACTGTCGCGTCACTCAGATACGGCAAAAGCGTTCGCATACCTGCTGAAACAGTGGGATGCACTGAACGTGTACTGCAGTAATGGCTGGGTGGAAATCGACAACAACATCGCAGAGAACGCCTTACGGGGAGTGGCCGTAGGCCGGAAAAACTGGATGTTCGCGGGTTCCGACAGCGGTGGTGAACATGCGGCGGTGTTGTACTCGCTGATCGGCACATGCCGTCTGAACAATGTGGAGCCAGAAAAGTGGCTGCGCTACGTCATTGAACATATCCAGGACTGGCCGGCAAACCGGGTACGCGATCTGTTGCCCTGGAAAGTTGATCTGAGCTCTCAGTAAATATCAATACGGTTCTGACGAGCCGCTTACCCTGAAACGGGATATCATCAAAGCCATGAACAAAGCAGCCGCGCTGGATGAACTGATACCGGGGTTGCTGAGTGAATATATCGAACAGTCAGATTGATATTCTGCGGCGTGATGTACGCGCCGGGCTTCGTGCCCTGTTCAGGCCGGAGCCACAGACTGCCGTTGAATGGGCGGATGCCAGTTACTATCTCCCGAAAGAATCCGCATACCAGGAAGGGCGCTGGGAAACACTGCCCTTTCAGCGGGCCATCATGAATGCGATGGGCAGCGACTACATCCGTGAGGTGAATGTGGTGAAGTCTGCCCGTGTCGGTTATTCCAAAATGCTGCTGGGTGTTTATGCCTACTTCATAGAGCATAAGCAGCGCAACACCCTTATCTGGTTGCCGACGGATGGTGATGCCGAGAACTTTATGAAAACTCACGTTGAGCCGACCATCCGTGATATTCCTTCGCTGCTGGCGCTGGCCCCGTGGTATGGCAAAAAGCACCGGGATAACACGCTCACCATGAAGCGTTTCACCAATGGTCGTGGCTTCTGGTGCCTGGGCGGTAAAGCGGCAAAAAACTACCGTGAAAAGTCGGTGGATGTGGCGGGTTATGATGAACTTGCTGCCTTTGATGATGATATTGAACAGGAAGGCTCTCCGACGTTCCTGGGTGACAAGCGTATTGAAGGCTCGGTCTGGCCAAAGTCCATCCGTGGCTCCACGCCCAAAGTGAGAGGCACCTGTCAGATTGAGCGTGCAGCCAGTGAATCCCCGCATTTTATGCGTTTTCATGTTGCCTGCCCGCACTGCGGGGAGGAGCAGTACCTTAAATTTGGCGATAAAGAGACGCCGTTTGGCCTCAAATGGACGCCGGATGATCCCTCCAGCGTGTTTTATCTCTGCGAACATAATGCCTGCGTCATCCGCCAGCAGGAGCTGGACTTCACTGATGCCCGTTATATCTGCGAAAAGACCGGGATCTGGACCCGTGATGGCATTCTCTGGTTTTCGTCATCCGGTGAAGAGATTGAGCCGCCGGACAGCGTGACCTTTCACATCTGGACGGCGTACAGCCCGTTCACCACCTGGGTGCAGATTGTCAAAGACTGGATGAAAACGAAAGGGGATACGGGAAAACGTAAAACCTTCGTGAACACCACGCTCGGTGAGACATGGGAAGCGAAAATCGGTGAACGTCCGGATGCTGAAGTGATGGCAGAGCGGAAAGAGCATTATTCAGCGCCCGTTCCTGACCGTGTGGCTTACCTGACTGCCGGTATCGACTCCCAGCTGGATCGCTACGAAATGCGCGTATGGGGATGGGGGCCGGGTGAGGAAAGCTGGCTGATTGACCGGCAGATTATTATGGGCCGCCACGATGATGAACAGACGCTGCTGCGTGTGGATGAGGCCATCAATAAAACCTATATCCGCCGGAATGGTGCAGAAATGTCGGTATCCCGTATCTGCTGGGATATTGGCGGGATTGACCCGACCATTGTGTATGAACGCTCGAAAAAGCATGGGCTGTTCCGGGTGATCCCTATTAAAGGGGCATCCGTCTACGGAAAGCCTGTGGCCAGCATGCCACGTAAGCGAAACAAAAACGGGGTTTACCTTACCGAAATTGGTACGGATACCGCGAAAGAGCAGATTTATAACCGCTTCACACTGACGCCGGAAGGGGATGAACCGCTTCCCGGTGCCGTTCACTTCCCGAATAACCCGGATATTTTTGATCTGACCGAAGCGCAGCAGCTGACGGCTGAAGAGCAGGTCGAAAAATGGGTGGATGGCAGGAAAAAAATACTGTGGGACAGCAAAAAGCGACGCAATGAGGCACTCGACTGCTTCGTTTATGCGCTGGCGGCGCTGCGCATCAGTATTTCCCGCTGGCAGCTGGATCTCAGTGCGCTGCTGGCGAGCCTGCAGGAAGAAGATGGTGCAGCAACCAACAAGAAAACACTGGCAGATTACGCCCGTGCCTTATCCGGAGAGGATGAATGACGCGACAGGAAGAACTTGCCGCTGCCCGTGCGGCACTGCATGACCTGATGACAGGTAAACGGGTGGCAACAGTACAGAAAGACGGACGGAGAGTGGAGTTTACGGCCACTTCCGTGTCTGACCTGAAAAAATATATTGCAGAGCTGGAAGTGCAGACCGGCATGACACAGCGACGCAGGGGACCTGCAGGATTTTATGTATGAAAACGCCCACCATTCCCACCCTTCTGGGACCGGACGGCATGACATCGCTGCGCGAATATGCCGGTTATCACGGCGGTGGCAGCGGATTTGGAGGGCAGTTGCGGGCGTGGAACCCACCGGGTGAAAGTGTGGATGCAGCCCTGCTGCCCAACTTTACCCGTGGCAATGCCCGCGCAGACGATCTGGTACGCAATAACGGCTATGCCGCCAACGCCATCCAGCTGCATCAGGATCATATCGTCGGGTCTTTTTTCCGGCTCAGTCATCGCCCAAGCTGGCGCTATCTGGGCATCGGGGAGGAAGAAGCCCGTGCCTTTTCCCGCGAGGTTGAATCGGCATGGAAAGAGTTTGCCGAGGATGAC